CAGGCAACTTCGATTTCATCATCCGGTTTAACATTCAGACGCTCGACAACGATCTTGTGGCTAAGAAGCTGCAAGCCATTTCTCAGTTTGTCGTTCCTCTTGATGCTGGTGGCGTCCTTAATCGTAACAAGCTGATCCAGATGATCATTGAGGCAGTTGCTCCTGAATCTGCCCGTGAGCTTATCGTTGACCAGACTGCCGCCTCTGAGCAGATGTTCAGGGATGTGCAGACTGACATCGGAATGATGATGCTTGGCAATGAACCGATGTACCGGGAAAACGATCCGACAGCACAGGCAAGGCTGCAATATGCCCAGGATGTCATCAGCAAGAACCCGAAAGCACAGCAGGCCGCACAGGATGACCCTGTTTTCCAGACCTTGCTGAAAAACTACGTCCAGAACCTTCAGATGAGCATTCAGCAGCAGCAAAATGCCACTATCGGAAGGCTGGGAGTCACACCGGTTAGCGAACAACTCAATCAGCAGGCATGAACGAGACAGACGTAATCGAAGCATTCACTCTGGCAAAAGGGCCAGTGGCGTTCTGGGAAGCCTTGAATGCTGTTATTCAGAGCGAGCATAACAACGCACTAGCCAACCTGCTGGACATTGCAAACACTGGTGAAGCCAGGGCGCATTATGCCGGACAGGTTGCCGCTCTCATTGACCTGCGTGCCATCATCCAGGAATACGCTGAACGAGCCTCGATAGAGGTTAAATTCAACCCTTGACCCACTATCACGGCATATTAGCTTTGCATAAGTTTCTTGGTGTCTCAAACCATGCCTTCCGACCTCTGAACGGTCATTAAACCTTCTGCAACATGCCCGAAAACTCCGAAACGGTTAGTGAACCTTCCAAAATCACGATGCCAAATAAGCCGATTGACACTGAACAGTTGACCGGACTTCTGCGCCAGTCCCTTTTCGCTGATGAAGAAGAGCAGCCTGCTCAGGCTGAGACTGAGACGGAAGCCGAAACCGAGGACACCAGCGAAGCAGATGATGCCGAGCAGGAAACCGAGGACACGGAAGCCGAAAACGAATCTGAAACCGAAACTGAAGAGGCTGACAAAGCCGATGAGGACAAGGAGACGGAGGAAGAAGCCGAGCAGAGTTCTAAAGGTCTGCCCAAAGGCGTCCAGAAGCGTATTGACAAGCTCACTGCGCAGAAAAAAGACGCTGAGAAGCAGATTCATGAGCTTACCGAAAAGCTGAAAGAGCTAGAGTCATCGGAAAAGCCTGTTGAAAAAGAGGTGATTCCAGTTGGCAAAGATTTGAACCCGTATTTTGCGCTTCAATCAGAACGTGAAGTCCAGGATGAAATCAAAAACGCTCGACAGGTTAGACGGTGGGCTGAAGAGAACGCTGATGGTGCTGTTGTAAAAGGCAAAGATGGTCAGGAAGTCGAATATTCCGCTGAAGAAGTCAGGAAGATTCGCCTGAACGCCATTGATGCACTGGAAGAATACCTCCCCGCACAGCTTCAATACGTTGCAGTTCGCAAGCAGTTTGATGCTGAAGCAGAGAAAGAATATCCCTTCTGGAAACAGCGTCAGAGTCCTGAATATCAGTTTGCAAAGGAACTTTTGCAGGCATTCCCAGAAATCCAGAAGTTCCCCGATTTCAAAATCTCCATTGGAGACTTGATCGAAGGGCGAAAGGTTAGGGAAAGCAAGGCAAAGAAACCAGCGCAGCCTGTTAAGAAGGCACCGATGACGCCGAAAAGCACATCTGCACCTGCCTCTGTGACTTCCAAAGCCGCTAAGTCTAAATTCGCTGCGGACAGCTTCCGAAAAGCTCCAAACGAATCAAACCTGAAGGCACTCATTGCTGAAAGGTTCCTCTAAACCCCAAATCAAAGAAAACTAACTATTATGGCCGCTCTTTTTGAACGCTCTCAGGTTGGCAAGCGCGAAGATCTTGCTGACTACATCTCCCTCGTTGACGCTAAGGACACTCCTATCGTCTCCATGGCCCCCAAGGGCAACAAGCCCGGTAACACCCTGCTTCAGTGGCAGGCTGACAACATGCCCGCTGCCGTTACCACTGGTTCGGTTGACGGCGTGGACGTGTCCAGCTACGAAAACCTGAACAGTGGTCGTGCTATCATCAGCAACTACATTCAGGTGTTCCAGCGTGCCATCCGTGTGTCTCCCCTTGCGGTTGACGTCTCGGTTGTCGCTGGTCTGCGTGATGAACTTGCTGGCATGGTCGCCAAGGGTATCAAGCTGCTGAAGCGCGACATGGAAGCCACGGTTTCCAGCAACAACGACGCCCAGGCGGATAACGGCACTGTCGCTTACCTGACCAAAGCCCTTGGCACCTGGATCAGCACCAGCGGTGGTTCCACACTTCAGGTTCCTTCCGCTTACCGCACTCCTTCTGCCAGCATCGCCACCACGGCGACCGCCAGCCTGACGGAAACCAACATTCAGGCCGTGCTGACCTCCATTTACGGTCAGACCGGCACCTTCAAGGACTATGATGGCGTCGTCGGCACCAACCTGAAGCGGGCCTTCAGCAACCTGCTGTTCACCACCACGCTTTCCAGCACCTCCACCGTTGGAGTTACCGGAGCCGGTGGAACTGCCATCCGCACCTTCAGCCGCGACGCTAACAGCGATGCTTACATCGCCAGCGTTGACATCTTTGAAGGTGACTTCGGTCGCATCAAGCTGCATCCTTCCCTGTTCATGCCGGACGCCGACAACGGTTATGTTCTGGACATGGAGCTTCTCGAACTTCGTTACACGAACCTTCCTGAGGTGACGGAACTTCCTGATGCTGGTGGCGGTCCCGCCCGCCTTGTTAAGGCGGTGGCTGGTCTTATCTGCAAAAATCCCCTAGGACTTGGAAAGTTTGACCCTGCCTAATCTAGCATCCCCGTAACAAACTCCGCCATCACCCTATGATTGAAAACATCCCTGAAGAGCTTCACAGCGACATGCTGAAAGAGTTCAAGACTGGATGGAATTTCAGAAAGGTGATGGCGGAGGCACGGGCGCAACAGGTTGGAAAGGTGAACAACCTTGAACACCGTAGTCTTGACGGAATCGGCAGGCTACGTATGCGAGTTGATCCAGACTCGTATCACTATTGGGGTCAACGTCTCGGATATGACTGCTGGAAAGACCCGACTTTCCTCAACGAATACGAGAAAAACAACCCTTACTGCAAAGTGAACTCCAAAGGAACCAAGATGCAGTTCGGATTCGCTTCCGAACCTTCCGGTTCCCGCCATGTTAAGTTTCGCAAGGTCTTTGCGTGAGAACGATCAACTTCAGTGAAATCCTTTACAGGGCGGTGACGCTCTGCGGTCTTGATCGTAGCGCGATCCAGGACAGCACCTTTCGCATGGTGCGTGACTTTGCATCTCAGCGAATTGCCCATATCTGGGAACAGGAATCCTGGCCTGATATTGTCAGGGTTGCTGAAATGACCACTTCAGAAGATTCCGAAGGCGTGGACTACATCAACCTGACAAGCAGCATTGGCGATGTTCTTCAGGTCTATTCGCTCAACCCTAAAGTGACCGCTAGGGCGGTGCCTGTGGCATACTACCTGGACGATGACGGCAGCAATCGCCGTATCATCATTATGGATGGCACGACTCCTGTCTGGGTTGAGTATCGCCAGCCTAAGCCAGACCTGTTTGGCGAGCCTTACAGCGCTAATTCAACGTATTCTGTCGGTGCTCAGGTGTATTTTGACACAGGCACAGGCACAGGAAGCTACCTGCCGTCTACGACTGCCGCTTCTGCTGGTAATTTCTACACCTGCACGACGCAGACGACTCAAGGGCAATCTCCGACCTCGACACCGGGAAGCTGGTCAATCGTGAAGATTCCATATTTCTGCGGTGATTATGTCACCAAGGCTGTGTTCAGCGACTATCTCAGGACAGAAGGCCAGATTGATAATGCTACGATGGCCGAGGCTGAAGCTGAAAACGTCAAAATGCTGCAAGTTGACCGCATCCTTCGCTCTGAAGGCCAGGTTCGCAGGATAAACATGATTTCAACCTATTAACCAATGAATCAAAACGTCCAAATCTCAGGTCATAGCGGTGCCGCTCTTGGTGTCGTGGTGGAAACCGGAACGACAGCCGTAACTGGAAAGTTCTTCGCTCTTCAGATGCTCAGTGATTGCGAGTTCAGCACGCTGACTGAAAACGGCAAGTCCGGCGATGTCATGACCGGTTTCACCATCCCTGCTGGAACGATCCTCTACAACGGCCTTGGCTTTACTGCCTTTACGCTGACCAGCGACAAAGTTCGTGCATACAAAATGCAGTGAACGGTGTCTTTCTATCTCTGACCCTTGGCAGGCCATCTTCTAAGGTTGGCGAAGGAGTTTTGACGCCTCCGACAGTTGCTCCCGTTCTGACGGTTAGCGCAGACTTTGGCAGTTATGATGCCGTGCTTCAATGGACTGCAAGCGACAAAACGTCGAGCGCAGGGTTTGGATACAACATCTATCGTTCGATAGATGGCATTGGACCAACTTTGATAGCTACCGTTGGCGCTGTTTTGACATACACTGACAATAATCCAGGGGCGGCAGGTGAACTTTATGAGTATTTTGTTACTCCTAAAAACAACGCTGGTGAAGGGCCAAGCAGCAACACAGCATCAGTAATCCTTCCAGGTGGAATATGATCGGACTTAGCCTCAGCATTGGCCTGACATTCAACTCGGCGCAATTCAGCGCAGGAGGTGGAGGAGGAATACCGACTGGTGACTGGATTCTAGCGGCTGGACTCTGGGATGATCTTGGAGTATGGAGGGACGACCAAAACTGGATTGATTAATTATGCCAATTTCAACGATCATTAATGGTGAAGATGGAGCTTCGGTAAGATCGAAGTTAAACAGCGTCATTGGCGAAGTTAATTCGCTTGGTGGTGCTGCGACACTTGATGTCGGAACAACTACCGGAACAGTCTGCGCTGGTGATGACTCCCGACTGACCAACTCTAGAACGCCAACGGCTCATGCTTCTACGCACGTCAATGGCACCGATGACATTCAGAGCGCAACGGCATCGCAAAAAGGTCTGATGACCTCGGCTTATGCCTCCAAGCTGGATGGCATCGAGGCT